CTAACCACTCCTCACGCGACGGCTGCACGACGACGCAGCCCAACAAGCTGTCGCTGTCGTCCTCGACGTTCGCGGCGACTTCCCTCGCCGCCGCCTCGATGGCGCGCAGCCGCTGGTTCTCGGCACGCAGCCGATCCACTTCGTCGATCGACCGTTTCCACGAGGCAATCATGGCCGCCACCATGGCGTCGGCTTGGTCCTCGCTCTGCGCTTCTGCGTTCGGCGGAGGGCTGATAACCACCTTGCCGGTCAAGGGAGGAAGGCGGCGAGCCGCCTCAAACAGCTTGTCGATGTCGATGTCGGTCATGGTCAGGTCTCCTTGAGGGTCAGAACTTGTCGGCGATGCCTTGCCCGCGAAGTGCGTTGCAGCACTCGCAGGCGCAGGTGTGGTAGGGCGAGGGGAAGCCGGGGTAGTGCGTCGCGCTGCGGCTGCTGGCCGCTGCGGTGCGCCGGCGCTGAAACTCGCGCAGGCCGTCGAGGGCCTCGCGCGTCCGCTTCGGGTCCATGACGATGGAACACAGGTAGCGACGGGCGAGGGCCTCGTCCGGCTCGTTGCTGCCGATGTACGCGCGCAGCAGCTCCAGGTCGTCGACCGTGACGCCGGCAGCGGCGAGCTGCTCGGCCACCTGCAGGCGCTTGGGCGGGGCCAACAGCAGCACGCCGGCGGTCAGCAGAGCATCCGCTAGGGTTCCCGCATCCGCTCTGCTTTCTGGGAGAGAAGAGAGGGAGACCTCCTTCTCCTCCTCCTCAGAAGAAGAACCAGAAGGCAGACCCCCCCTACCCCCCCGGCTCTCCACAGCTGGGGAAACAGCGGGCGTGCCGATGTAGCGGCGCGTCGTCACGGCGCAACCCCCTCGGCGGGATTCTGCGGCGGCGCGCTAGGAGCCGATTTGCGGCCCGATCGCCGCCGAGGCTGTGGTGGCATGCCCCCTTCGTCGATCGTGGCAGGCGCGGGCTTCTGGCGGCGTTTCCGTGCCTTCCGCGCAGCCTTGAGCTTCTTGGCGATGGCTTCCTGCCGCTTGCTCGCCCTCGCGCGCTGGCAGGGCACACACTGCCCGTGCGCGGTGTACCTCCACGGACTCCCGCAGACGCGGCAGGGGTGGACACCCTCGTAGACGGTCATGCCGCTCGCGGCGGCCTCCATGCGACTCATCGGCATGCCGGACCCTCTACGGGATCGGCATCGGAATCGCAAGCGTAAACTGCCGAGGTCGCCTTCGCCGGCCCTCACCGGCGACCGACCGACCTACTGATGCACAGCATGAACTGGAGACCTCACTGCGGCTGCGACCTCGGCTCTCTCAGCATGCCGCGCGGACAAGAAGCGTCAACACCACGCCGCATGTCACGATCGCGGCAGCCGTGACGGCCAGGCCGAAGGCGGCCATCGGGTCACGCGGGAGGAGAGTGCGGCGGCGTCGGGCCATGGTCAGTGGCAGCTAGCGTGCAGCGGGGATGGGCGGGACACCGCAGCGTCCTCGCCGCCGCGACGGCAACGTACCGCCGACGGGCGCCAGGCGCTACGGCGGCGTGTCGCCCTGCCAGCTCACGCGCACCGTGCGGCCGCTCCAGCCGTCGCCGTACACCGAGCTGCCGGCGATCGTCACCTGCTGCACCGACACCACCGGCGACGCGATGCGCAGGCCTCGGTAGGCCGTGGCGAGCTGGCCCACGAACGCCAGCAGCGCGGCGTCGCCCTGCTCGCGCGGCGCGTACACGTCGGCCAGCAGCGTGCCCGTCCAGCGGTAGCGGTCGCCGTTGTTGACCGCGGCGCATCCGTCCACCGACGTGAGTACGCGCATCCACAGCGCGCCGAAGTCCGGCACCGGGCCGTTGTCGATGACGTACGGCACCGAGGCCGCCGCCGCCGCCGTGATGGCCGGCTGCCGCACTACCTCGAGCAACTGCTGGTGCGTCGTCACAGCGCGGCGATGACCAGGTGCAGGATGCGGACCACGGCGCGCTGCCAGGCTTCCAGCACCGCTTGCTGCACGCGCACGCGGTGCGTCAGCGCGCGGTTGGCGGCCTCGGCCTTCAGCGCCGCCAGCAGCGGCGCGACATCCTCACCACGCGCGATGCGCACCGGGATCAGTGCGGCGTCCTCGGCCATGGCGAGCAGGTCGGCGCGCACCTGCGGGTCGGTGATCTCGGCCTGCAGACTGCCGAGCAGCGCGTGCAACTCGTCCTTGACGATGCTCTCGACCTGGTTGGGCACGGCCATCACTTCACCCCGGCGGCGAGCTCGTCGGCGGTGATGCGGTCACCCCACGCGCGCAGGCCGCGCAGGTGCGTCGCCTTGGCGGCCTCGTCGAGCTTCGTGTCGGCGGCGAGGTACGCGACCATCATCGGCGAAAACCAAGCGTAGGTGGCGCGGTCGGCGGCGATGCGCTGGTGGTCAGGGCCACAGCAGCCGGCGACGAGCAGGGACGCCGCAAGCGCGGCACGACGGGCGAGGGTGTTCATCGGTTCTGTAGGATCTCGATGAGGCGCTGCTCGCGCTGTTGGTACTCCGCGCGGTTCTCGGCCAGGATGCGATCGACGGTGGACGCGAAGGTGCCGCTGATCTTCGACGCGGCGTCGAGGTGCTGCGACACGACGCGCTCGTGCGCGGCGCGCATGGCTTCCTCGCGCTTCAGGAAGTACCAGGCAACGCCGAAGGCGAGGCCGCCGCTACCGACCCCGAGGAACTTGTCCCACGGGATCGCTGCGATGTCGGTCGGAGACTGAGCAGCACCCGCGACGATGGCGACGCTGCCGCCGGCGACGATGCCGGCGAGGGTGGAGAGAACGCTTTGGGCCATGTTCACGGGTGTAGCCTGCTCGTCATGGTCGCTGCACTTTCTGTGGGGTGATCCATTTTCGCGCTAAGGCCTGTCCAACTACTTCCAGGTTCCCGACACCTTGACGAAGGGCGTGCAGGTCTTCCAGACCCCGCTGACCTTCAGCCACACGGTGGTCTGCTTCCACACGCCGCCGACGCGCAGCCAGACGACCGTGGTCGTCGGTGGGGCGCCAGTCGGTGCGAGCAGCGTGAGGAGCATGGCTAGCTAGCGCGCAGAGCGACGAGCGCCGCCTCAACCTCGGCCAGCTCGGCGTCGATCTGCTCGATGCGGTCCACGTCGCCGATGCGAAGCGCGCAGGTGCGCTGCGTGCCCAGGTTGACCAGCGCGGCCTCGTACAGCTCGATGCGTTGGGCGGTGTCCATCAGATCACCATCTGGCGCAGGTGAATTGCCGCCGTGTTGTGCACCATGTGGACGTAGAAGATTTCCGTCGCGCCGTCCTTGTAGATCACGTCGAACGCTGTGTCGCCGACGATCGCCGCGCCCTGCGGGTACAGCATCGTCGACCACGGGAACATCTCAGACCGGGCGAAGTCGTACGCGAACCAGCGGCCCGTCGCGTCTTTCTGGAGGTAGAGGCGGTCGCCGTGGTACGCGTACTTCGTGCCAGTCGTCAGCGTCTCCGCGTTCGGCGAGTAGGTGATCGTCGCCCAGGTGTTCGCCGCGAGGTCGTAGCGGTGCAGGGCCGCCGTGCCCGCGCCCTGGAACGAGTAGATGTACCGCCCGTTCAGGATTGCCGACTCGTTCGTCCAGTCGCTTTCGGTCGCGCTGTGTACCCAGTGCGCGCTCATGCCCGCGCCAGGAGCCGCCGCACGCGCCGCACCGGGAGACAACGTGCTCCAGGTGTTCGCCGTGATGTCGTAGCGGTACAGCGTGACCGCGTTGTTGCCGAGGTAGTACAGGAAGTTGTCGTTGCCCTCGATCGCGTAGACGCTGGTCGCGTCCGGCGTCGTGGTCCACGTTGCAACGGTGAGCGTGTCGGCGGTGTTCGCCGTAATGGTGCGGATCTGGCCCGCGCCGGTGCCGCCGGTGATTCGTACCTGCGAGTTGATCCACTGGCTGGCCGTCCAGGTCTTGCCCGTCTGCACGAGCGTCGTGGCCGTCGCGCTCGTCGCGGTGCCGGTGGCGAACGTCTTGAAGTCGCCGTCGATGATCGACGGCGTGGCCACCAGCTTGCCGTCGGTGCCGAGCGACGCCGCAAGTCCCGTCTGCGACAGCGTCGTGTAGGTGTTCGTGGCGTAGTCGTAGACGCGGAAGCTGCCGGAGGCGAGCGTGCCCCCCGTCAGCAGATACCATCGCGGCGTCAGCAGGCGGTACACCGTCGAGGCCGAGAACGCGCTCGCCTGCGTCGCTACCGTGATCACCGCCGTCGCGCCCACCGTGTTGCGCACGATGTCGAGCACCGCACCGTTGTTCGGACCCGACAGAATGTGGATCTTGTAGCCTCGAAGATCACGCGCCAGCGTCTGGTTGGTCGTGATCGTCGAGGTCGTGCCCGCCGTCGCGGTGAGCGACGCCACGCCCACCGTCGAACCCGTGGACCATGCGCCAGCCACCGCCGACGCACCCGCTGCCAGCGCGGGAGTCAGTGCCGGCGACGCAAGCAGCACCCACCCGTCCTCGCTCGGATTGTAGATGTACGCCTCCGTCGCGCTGCGGAGGAAGAACTGCTGCTGCCGGAAGTGCCGCGACGAGGCGATGCACGATGCGGCGGCGGTGGCGAGTGGAGCGGGGTTGCAGAACTCCCACCGCTTCATGTCGAGGATCTTGCGATTGCCGTTCGTTGTTGCCATGTGTCAGGTCACCGAGATGTTGCGGCGCAGATTGTCGGACTGCATGTGCAGCAGCGCCGGAACGTAGTCGTTTGCGGCGAAACCGCCGATCTGCGTCTGGTTCGTCAGTGTGCTGACGGTCGTGACCGTCGCAAGCGTCTGTGATCCTGCGATGCTGGCGGTGACGGCGAGGTTGGCCGCCGTCGGCTGCCTCGCCTCCATGATCGGCCAGCCCTGCGCAGACGGCAGCGACTGGCCGATGCTCCGCGTCAGCGAGTGGACCGCCATGCGCAGGGCCTCGATGGATTCGACCAGCTCGCCGTACGCGGCGATCGGCAGCGGGTTCGTCGCGCTGGTGTCCGTCGCGGTGCCGTCCGCACCATGCACGGGCTTCACGCGCTGGAAGAGAACGCCGCCGATCTCGTCGGCTGCGACCGTTGCGCCGCTTCCCGGCGTGTATCCTACGTTGTCGGCCATGGTCAGACGTACTGGAGGTAGATGTCGCCGTCAGCGCCGCCGGTCGGCGACGCGGTGCCTTCGGAGATGTTGCGGTTGACGGCGGACTTGAAGCCGAGGTTGGCGAAGTTGGATGCGGTGGCCGTGCCTTCGATCAAGGCGAACGCGTCGACCGTCGACTCGATCTCTTTGTACGCGACATCCGTGTCGTCGCCGATCAGCACGTAGTTCTTGCTCGGCGCCTGGATCTTCGCGTAGGTGACAGCGTTGTCGGCAATCGCCGGCGTGCTTACGCCATTGGTAGCGATCGACAACGTCGTTCCGCCTGCCGTCTTCGTCACGTCGCCCGTGAAGGCCGTCGTCTGGATGCCACCGCTGCCGGTGAACTCGATGCCGCCGCCGACCGTCAGAGCTTCGGGCGATCCAGTGCCTGCCGTGTCGCGTCCGATCAACCTGTCGGTCGCTAGGTTGGCCATCTTTGCCAACGTGACCGCGCCCGTGGCAATCGTGGTCGTGTTGCTGCCGGCGGATGCCTCGACATCGCCAAGCAACTGGCTGCGCCTGATGCCGCTACCGTGGAACTCGACACCATTGCCGACGCCGACTTCCTGCGGCGACCCGGTGCTACCAGCGTGCCGACCAACCAGATGCTGGCTGGTGATGTCCTGCATCTTGGCGAACGTGACAGCCGCATGGTCGATGGTCCACGTTGCGCCAGACGCCGAGACGGTGATGTCGCCCTTGTCGCCGTCCGTCACGCCGCCACCAGTCGCCGCCAACGTGGTGCCGGTCATCGAAAGGCCAGACCCGAGCGTGATCTCTTGCACATCGCCCGATCCGCTGTCGCCACGGCCAAGCAGCCGCGACGCCGCCGAGACGTTCTGGATCTTCGCGTACGTCACCGCGTCGTTGTCGATCGTCCACGTTGCGCCGCCGGCGCTGACCGTGATGTCGCCCTTGTCGCCCGTCGTGAGGCCCGTACCAGCCGCCGCCACGACCGCCCAATACGTCGTCCACGAGCCGCCGACGCCCGGCTCGTCGCCCGCGCTGCTCGTGTGGTCCAGGATGCACACGTAGCTGCTGCCACCGTTCCCGACGACCTGCCCGCGATAGTAGACGGTCAAGACCACGCTCCTTGGTACTGCGAAAGGAAGATGCCGTCGGGGATGGTGCCACCCCACGACCCGGCCCACTGGAGATTGCCACCTGCGCCTCCGCCTCCGCCGCCGCTCGTGGCCCACAGCCGCATGCCGCCATCGGCGTCGCGGGTTACTTCGACTTCCGATGCGCCCGGCGCCTGCGTGCCGTGATTTCCTACGACATTCAAATGGTCCTTCTGCAGAACGACCTTCTCCAGGTCCTCCTCGAGCAACGTCGCCCGCTGCGCGACGAAGCGCCGATGGCCGTCGCGCACTTCCTGCGCGCGCCGTCGGCGGAACGCATCGACGGTGTCCTCGTGCCGCACCCGCAGTGCGACAATCGCGGCAACCGTGCGTGCGCTCAGGCTCGTCATCAGGCTTCCTGAAACGTCACCGTCGCGTGCCAGTTGCTCGTGCCCGTCGGGGCCGTCGGCACGCGCATGACGAACGCCTCGGCGCTGCCGGCGGCGAACACCAGCTGCTCATCGACCGACGGCAGCCAGACGAAGCCGTTGATGTTGTTGAAGGCTTCGTCGATGACCGGCGTGAAGCCGCCAGCGCCTTCGGTCGTGCTCGCCGTGCCAGCCGTGCCAGCCGCCGCCGACGTGCCGCCGGTGATGGCCGAAGCCGCGTCGCTCTCGCTGTGCTTGGCCAGCAGCGGCTGCGTCGAGCCGCCGACGTTGACCGAGGTGAGGCCGGTCGCGTAGGCGCTCGCCTTGCGGCCGAGCTGCACGCGCACCTGCTCGCTCGTCGTCGTGCCGCGCTGCGTCAGCGTCGCGCGCACGACCGACATGGCCTGCGAGGTGTTGGGGCGGATGCAGATGAGCGTCGTCGCGGCCGAGATGGTCACGGCTCCGGTGCTGATGGTGTAGGTGCGCATTAGTAGAGGACTTTGCGGGATGGGCTGATACCGAACTGTCCGACCTGCTGCACGTCCACCCAGAACGTGGCCGAGGTGCCGGGCGTGTAGCCGTCAGCAGACTGCTGCGCCGAGGTGTAATCAATCCAGCGGTCGCGCAGCGAGTTGCTGCCGGTGAGCGATGCCGTGATGGTGCGGACGCGCCGAACCTGCGTGCCCGTCGGGTCGTAGATCGTGAAGCGGTAGCTCTCGACTTCCTCGTCCATCGGGTGCGGCGGCTGCGCGTTGTACGGCAGCACCTGCCGGCACCACTGGTACTGCACCGTGAAGCGCGCCGTCAGCGAGGTCGTGTCGATGACCTTGTCGACCTGCCGCACCGGCAACGGCGAGGCGTTGCGCCGCTCGTTGACCACGCTGATGGGTTCCACGTCGTCGAGCGTCAGGCCAGCCGGCACGATCTTGTACGCCAGTGCCGTCGGCGTGATCTCGCCCACGAACTCCCGCCAGAACGGCGAGCCGTCGAGCAGGACCATTCTGGCGCCAGCCGGCCAGGTCTGCGGCGTCGTCCCGCGCAGGCCTCGGTAGTAGTCCTGGATCGTGAAGCGACCGCCGCCCAGTGCCGTCACGGTGCGGAAGCTGACGATCTCGGTCGGCTGCCCGGGCGAGACGATCGCCGCCCAGTTGCTGCCGCGTTCGGTACGGGCCTGCGTCGTGCTCAGTACCCGGCTCGCCGCGCTGTCGCTGAACTGCCAGACGATGGCCTGGAAGTCGGTCGGATTCACCGGCGAGAACAGCGGGTTCGGGTCGATAATCGTTTCCGCCGACGGCCAGAAGTCGAGCTGCGCCTCGCTGGTGCCGACGACGCTGCGCTTGTCCGTCGTGCCGACGAGGTCGTAGTTAGTGCCGTCCGTGCTCTCGTAGACCGCCGCCCCTGCCCACTGGCCGCCGGTGTGGTCGATGGCGATGTGCAGGCCGGGGATGTAGGCCGTGCTGTCCGTGACCGCCGGCGCGTCCACGATCGTGGTCTCGATGCCCGAGCTGCCGCCCGGCAGGCCAGGCACGAAGCTGGATGCCGACTGCGCCGGCGAGCCGGCCACGGTCAGGTCGAGGTCCTCGGCCAGTGCGGTGATGCTCACGCGGAAGTCGTTGCCAACGTCGCGCTGGATGATCCGCCCGACGTGCGGCCGGCCCTCGTCGTCGGTCCAGGTCACGAGATCGCTTTCTAGCAGGTGCAGGTACGCCGCCGGCAACACGAAGCGGTACGTCCGGCGGTTGACCCACGCTCTCCGCAGCATCGTCGCCGCGAGGTTGGTCGCCTCGCGCCGCGTCATCACGAGCTGCCGCAGGTCCACGTCCTGCTCATTCTGCTCGTCGGTGCTCTCCGGAGAGCGCAGGCCGAACGACTGCATGCCGGCGAGCAGCAGGTTGTCCGCGTCCTGGTGCCGCACGTTGACCTGCTTGGGCAGGTCGCCCTCGCCCTTGTCCTCGATCGTCCACTTGTCGTCGGCGGCCTTGTCGCCGTCGAGGCGCGTGCCGAAGTGCGAGATGACCGCGCCGTTGTCAATGGCGACGCTGTCGGCGTTGCGGAACTCGCTGAACGCCAGCACGCCGTCGCGGTCCTGCACCGTGATCTGGCCAGCGATCAGCAGCGGCTGCAGCGCCTGCACGCACGGCACCGCGCCGCGCAGGAAGTAGCCCTGGAATGGCCGGCTGGTCACGCCGTTCACGTCGATCGCCGGCGACAGCAGGTTGCCGCGTTCGCGCAGGAGCGTTTCGATCGCCTGCGGCCAGTCCATCTGATTGTCGACTTCGAGGATGGCCTCGCACGAGTACGGCAACTGATCGCCGAACAGCGTCGAGACGAAGCCGTCGAGGACCTGGTACGCCAGGCCGCGATAGGCGGGCACGTTGGCGGTGCCGAGCGCGGCGTCGAGGATCGGGTCAGTCAGCTGCGAATCGCTGCCGGTGTAGTAGTAGGCGTCCGGGTTCCACGATGCGGCGAAGACGCCGAAGTAGAACGCCGACGTGATGCCGCGAATCGTTGCCGGCGAAAAGTCCGTCAACGGAATGCTGGGATATTGTGTCGGATTGCTCGCGACGAGAACGCCATCAAAGCCAGAACCAATAAGTGCCCACGCACCGGGCGCGGCAACAGTTCCAGGGTTGGTGCTTGTGAGCGATGAGAGCTGTTGTTGCCGGCGATAGAACGTGAATGGAAAATTCGGCCACGTGCTATAGATGTCTGATGAGACCCTTACTTGCTCGTTTGCCTGAAAAACGTTCTGCGGTGTGATATGGCTGTCTGTGCGGAAGTACGCATCCCCGAACGGAAGCCCTGCCGAGGCACCGCTCGCGATGCGTCCTTGAAATGCCTGCACGCTGAAAATAGCATCATCAATGCGCTCGACAGTTGCTGGCTGAAAAGCGGACCCTGCGGTTGCCGCAACTCCTGCCAGCGGCGTTGTTGCATTGAATCGCCGCTGCATCGTCATGCTGCTAGGCGTCGTTGCGCTGTGGTCAGTGATCGCCGTGACCTTGAACGGCTTCAGCAAGACCGGCGTGCCTGCCGTCTGCACCCAATCCCGCAGCTGGACGTAGTCGTTCAGCTTGAACTTCTCGGTGAAGGCCGGTTGCAGCGTGTCGGCCATCGTCAGCACGACATCGGTGCCGTTCGGCTGCGTGAGCGTCATCAGGTGCGTACGCACTTGCAGCTGGTTGCGCGACCGGAACAGCATCAGCCGACCGTTGCCGTACAGCGTGACGAGTCGTTGCGTCGGGCGGTCGTTCAACGCCAGCGCGGCGTCGAAAATCACGCGGCGAAGGCTGGTCTGCGTCCCCGCCTTGCTGCTGCCGCTGGTCTCCTCGCGCGTCTTGCTGTCCTGCCACATGATGTGCGTAGGCACGCGAATGCGCGTCCCGATTGCCCACACCCTTGGCGCTCCTACGTCATTGGATCCGATCGGCGCGTCGAGCAGCCGCTCCGGCTCGTTGCGGTCGCCGGGCTTCTTCTTGAGCGCCGGCATGATGTAGTAGTAGTCGACCAACGCCGCGGCGATGCCGACAGCCCAGCCGACGACCGGCACGGCGGCGAAGACGCCTGCCGCTGCTGCTCCTTGCACGCCTGCGGAAGCCACTACGCCACCCCCCGAATGCGCCAGAACGCCGCCGGCTCGTAGGCCAGCCGCGTGCGCTCCACCACCTTGGCCTTCGCCCAGGCGTGGACGACCCAGACCAGGCCGTCGGCGTCGAGCTGCACAGGGACCACGACGTGCCGCGCGTGCCGGCCGATCATCACCTGCATCATGTGGGCGTCCTCGATGCGCTCGCAGCGGTCAGCGTAGCCGGCCAGCCCGCTCGCCAGCTCGTCGCCAGTCGGGTGGCTGCCGTAGACCTGCGTGGCCGGCAGCACGAGGCCGCAGGCCGTCGCCGCCGCCCAGGGCACGCCCACGCAGTCGAGCGCGCCGCCGATCGTGCGGCCTCGGTGGCCGACCGGCGTGCCGATGCAGGTTGCCACTGCATCCAGGTACTGCTGTCGTGCGATCACACTTCCTCGGGCGGTGAGATGATGGCCTGCGCCGACGGCGCGTACGGGTCGCCGCCGAAGTTCAGCACGTTGGCAAACTTGTCTCGGCAGGTGCTGAGCAGGCCGTCGCAGCCGACCAGCACGATGGCCTTATCGCCCACTGCCACGTCGAACGGCGTGGGCGTCAGCAACGTCAGCTTGCGGTCGCTGCTGCGGTAGTCCGCGATCGCGAAGGTGCGGCCGATGTTCGCGCCGCTGGCGAAGATCACCGCGCCGTCGCGGAACCACTGGTCAACCTCGGCAGCCATCGTGGCCACCTTGAACTCGTACCGCGCGCGGCCGCTCACGATCGTCGACACCGCGAAGCCCTGGCCGAGGCGGTAGCCGATCGTCTGCGCCGGCGTGGTCTCGAACGGCTCGTCGAGGGCAACCGTCGTCGCCGTGTTGCTCAGGATCTTTCGCAGCTGGCCGCTGCCCTGGTTGATCGTGCCGGTTCCGGAGTTGGGCCGCAGCAGGACGTAGTAGTGCTGGCTGGTCGTGCTCTGGTAGCTGTTCACCGCCCAGCTCTGCGTGCTGTCGGTGACGCTGTCGATGGTCGAGCTGGTGGCATTGCCGGTGTCGGTCGGGTTGAGCTGCGTCCACTGCCCAATGTCCTTCTTGCAGTACTTGCCGCCCAGCCGGTACGGGCACTTGGGCGTGAACACGCCGCCGAAGCGGCCGCCCTGCGGTCGCTGGAGCTGCTGCGCGCGGCCCTCAAGGGTCGCCGTGAAACTGGCGCCAGTCCGCAGCATCTGCCTGATCCACCGGCGATGCCGGGCCAGCACAATCCAGGGCCGTACCCAGTCCACGATGACCTGCCGCACCTCGGACCCGACGTAGTTCTGCGCGTCGATGTCGCTGGCCGTGATGCTGATGCTGTCGATGACGCCCTTGGCCTCCTGGCTGCCGGTGCGCAGCGCGGCCTCGCGGCGGTCTGCAGACAGCTCGCCCAGGACGATCGGGCGGTAGGTGTCGCCCTCGAACGTCACCTGCCGGTCGTGGTCC